GCTTTACCTAGTATCTTTAATCCCATACCTTTCGGCAATGCGCCAAATATTCCGCCCACAGCCAAAAGTGCACTTAACCCCGCTAACTGACCTCCACTAAACGCGCTCAAACCTTCGGCGAGATTGATCATCATAGACTTAAGTTTAGACCCATCAACATTCATCCAAGCCATCGCTTTATCGCCCACCGCAAGACCTGCGAAAAATCCTCCAATACCAAGTCCGAGTGCGGCCATGCCGCCACCAGCTCTACGTGACGCCTTTCCTCCGAATATAGCACCGAACGCTCCGGTACCAGCAAGAATCCCACCCAGTATCATTAGACCGTCTTTTGGCGCTTCTGAGAACGCTTGACTTAAAGTTACTATTTGAGTTTTAAGGGCCTGTCCATTTATCTTAAGGTAGCTACCTGCCGCGTCTGCGAGGGCAAGACCTGCAAACAATGCGCCGAGTCCGGCACCAAGTGACGCAAGAGCAACACCTGCCCCCATACCTTTAGCCATAAACCCTAAACCACCGGCTAGTGCGTGTGAGAATACACCTTGTTTTTTTGAACCGTCACCTTTATTGCCGCCCTTAGTGTTGGATGCGATTTCCAAAAGGGTGTCTAACATTTTCTTATCGAAATCTTTCTTATCGCTCTTTTCTTCAGCTAGGTCTCCAGGCTCGGGGGTGACGGCTTTTATTTTTTGAGCCGTATCCATCAACTCCAATCTATATTCTTTAAGCGTAGGAGTATCATGAACTACTGACTTGATGTATTCATACACATCGACATATAATTCTGTTCGATCTTCATTTGCTTTTTTTAATTGTTCTGATAGATCAGCTAAAGACATTTATAAACCTTTTCGTTTCGCCCTTTCGTTTTTTTCTTTTATGTCATCTACTAGTAAAGTCAAGTAGATTTCTCTCTCCCAAGGCATCATATGTTCAACTTCATCTAATGAGTAATTGAAATTGTTCATTAGTTGAAAGTTGACTTGATAATAGTTTGTCAACGTTTCATGAGAGAGGTTTACTAAAAAAAATCGTCGAGTCCTCTTAGTACGTGATTGTTATCAGTGCCACAAGACTCGCATTTAAACTCTACGTTTTTTGTAAGACTGGGAATGTTATTCGCAAAATCAGAAAGTTTCTCAAACTGACTCGAAGTCATCGACTCTAAAAAAGACATAATGTCTTCGTTAGTTTCATCTCTGACCGAAATATTTTCTTCTTCGGTCATAATAGAGTCCATGCAAGTAACGATTAACTGCATGAGAGCTTCAGCTACCGTAGAACTTTCCGACAAATTCTCATTTAAAAGAAACTCATCGTATGTTGGATATTTCATTTTTACAGATACTTCATCTGTAATGGGCAAGATAGCATCTGCCGGAGACAATCCTCCAGTAACTTCCACGTTGTCCAACTCTACAGAAACTTCATTTTGCTCTCCGCAATTACTGCAAGAAACGCTTACCTTAGAAGTTTCTCCTACCGATTTAGAACGAATCTTGGTAAACATATAGTCTACGTCAAATGTCGTCAATCTATGATCCAAGGGTTCTTCTACGCAAGACTCGATGGTGCGAATTATCGACCTGAGGATATCTCTGCGATTTTGAGACTCAAGCGCAATCAATAGATTCTTTTGTTCTTTAACTAGAAATGGTCGATATGTGATGTTCTGTTTACTAGACGGAACTGTCATTCCATATGCCGGTGACGAGTTTAGTTTTGGTAATGCCATGATGTATCCTATAATTTAAATTAAACCACCAAGATTGAGACCTATACTTGGAACCAATCCATCTTTTTCATTCTCTACTACTTCCCAATCAGTGTAAGAAAACTGTACAGAAAATTCAACAATCTGATCTTGATCACTGCTCAACGGAATAGAACTTATTGACGTTGGGAACGCGTTTATCAGTTTTATACTGTATATAGATTTGCCTAGAACGTCTAGGTTAAAATCTAAAGGGCCTAAATCAAAACCAAATCTGGCGACAGGTTTTTTTAATTGCCGTATAATAATATCTTTAGAGTAGTTTTCTCTATACCCAACGTGTAAATGTCCATTTTCTCTTACAATTATTTTAGAGTTCCACTTGTCAAAATACTTCTTAGGCGCATAATCGTTGGTAACGTAAAACGTCATAGATACGTCTTCTGTTGCGAATCCGTTCGCAACTTTTTCTTGAACCATCGCGATGGGCCTATCAAGCGTAAGTATTTGTCTCCCAGGCAAAGTTACTTCTTTACAGAGGACATTCATCGTACGCCCGTCCGTTCCGCCCATTGACGGAAGGTTGATCAGGAACTGATTATTCATCGCTAATCCGCCTTTGGAGATTAGCTTACTTTTTAATTCTTCTATGCCTGCCATTAGTTGGTTATCTTCTGTCTGGAGTCTTTATAGACTGCGTTGATACTTGCCTTCTCGAAGTTCGCCGTTGGTAAGAAGGTCGCGATCTCCCACTCTGGGGATGGTACCATCGCGAACTTACTCTTGACGTGTTCGTTCAGGTAATGCTTGAAGCACGGCTTGAAGTACTTCAGTTTCGCGGTTTTTGCCAACAACTCATACGACATCTTGAATCGCGTCGAGTCGTTAAACTTCTTATTTGTTGTAATCTCCATTAAAGCGTCCAACATCTTTGCACGTAAGATAGGCGGAAGGTAGTGAAGGTTCAAACCATAGAACCCTCCCTCTGCCGGACCGACTACTACAACCAAAGGAAATGTATCGTAGTATGGCAACGTCTCTTTGTGTTTTGGGTCGTAGGAGAACATATACATGCTGCCTATGATCTCTTCCGTTGTTTGCTTCAACGGGTCTTCTTTCATCAGAGCCTCTCGGTTAATATTTTTGAGGTTTCTGATTTTTTTTCTGAACCACTCACGGGACTCCTTGGTACGTGGAGTGATCCCAGCACGAAACGCTTGCAGTTCTAGATTCTGAAATATATTAGACATGTGCGATTCCGTAAAAATTCTTAACTGTATTTATACGCGTTTTTGTTGATTAATCAACATCACTTTTTTTTCTTACGAAACGGAGGCAATTTCTTGAGTGGTTTCTTGGACCGTAACGGCTTGGGCATGATACCCATGGCGGTGAGTTCGTTCTCTGTCCAGATCTCGAAGTGGTACCCGCGATCGTCTGCGTACTGCTTTGCGGCTTTCCACTTGGACTGGTTCTTGATATAGGTCATCCCCTCGTTCAGCAGCGTACGACGTGACTTTCCCTGCTTGCGTTCGGGACGTTTAGTTTCTTTGTGGGGTTTAACCTCGACCAGTACAACGCGTCCAGACTTGTACTTGATGACGAAGTCCATGAAGTATCGATGAGGTTTGTTGTCGGTCTCGCAGATGTACGGGATGACCAACTCTTCGGACATCCATTGTACCACGTCCAGACTGTCGTCACACCATTTCATAACATGCCGTTCCCAACCCGAACGGTAGACGACGTTGTCAGCGTCCCCTGCATACTTCTCTGGGTTCTTCGGTTTGTATCTACCCTTATAGGTCTTCACGTTTCAGTAACACCATGTGGTTGATTCTATCACTCGAAGGATAGGAGAACTCTTGAATTTTATTATATGTGAAATCTGGTTTGTCTAGGTAATGGTGTATCAATCGTTTAGGGTAGATGCCCAGACTAACGCCCATACATCCGACGTAGTCGTCTATCAAGATGTACTTAGGCTTTGCTGCATTGGATAGGTTCAAGTCCCTTGACATTCCGTCAGTTCTGTGGTCACCATCAACGAATATCATGTCATATTCCGATAGGGATGTTGGGTCAACGTCGTGGGAACTCATATGTGTGAACTCAAACCTGTCAGGGTACATCTCCTTGAGTTTCTCAGCGTTCACCAACGTGTGTTCATATAGACCTATGTCTATGGAATGGTATTTCAATGAAGGGTCGACATTCATGAAAGCATATGCGCTGTGACCATAGTTGAATCCAATCTCGAACACGTTTTTAGAACGGGTGAGTTTCAGGATGCTGTGTATCATACGACAACTGGATGTGTCCGGTAATATGTGTCCCTCTAAGTAAGGCCATCCTTCGGTGAGGAACTTACATTCGTCTACTAGATTCATTTAATACCTTCGTCGGTTGTGTATAAATAGTCAAACAGTATTTATAAACATAGGTCGAGAACCATGTCAGAGACAAATAGTAAACCGGAAAAGACTGAGGCTCAGATAGAAGCTGAAATCATAGCCAGTGGGAGTAATAATGACGGTCTTGACGGTCCGTTGAAGTATCCTATAAGTGAGATGCATAGGTATGGTGCCAGAGTTTCTTTTATTCCTAAACTCGTGACTGGTCCTAAGATTGAAGGCGACTTTAGTCTGGGTGATATTTTTAGGGTTGCTGGTAAGGCGTTATTAAGTCCAAAGACCGCTAAAGACTATAAGAAGAAAGCTGATAAAGAATCGAAAAAAACAGATAAACCATCGAACAGTGACCCTGATACGATGACTGTGAAGAAAGGTCTCAACAAACCACTTCCTGAAAAGAAGATACAAATATATCTTCCGGTGTCGTTCAATACTACAGACACCTTGAATTATGATAGTCCTAGTATTGGTACATCGGGTGCTCTTTTAGAAAGTGGACTGAACAACTCGGCTGGTGGGTCAGGGACCGATATACTAGGGGGTGCGGTTACTGACTTCATAGACCTATTCAAAGGTTCAACTAATGGTGGTGCTCTAGGTAAACTTGGTGTTGCGAAACTCGCGGGTAGAGGCCCTGCCGAGATAGCTGGAGGAGCCTCTTCTTCTTTACGTGTTACTGTCGACCCTAACGTACGAACTCTATTCAGAGGGGTTGCAGTTAGACAGTTCTCATTCCAGTTCAAATTCATCGCAAAGAACTCAAGAGAAGCTAAAGAGGTGAAGTCCATAATCAAACGATTGAGGTTCTATTCCTATCCAGAGTCAATACAATTTGGTGGTGAGAGTGGTGAGAGTATAAGTGTGGGATTCAAGTACCCACACCCATTCGAGATTAGAGCAGCGTACGTATCAGAGAAAGGTGTAGAGACTAGAATTGGTCCATTGATGAAAGACTGTTACCTAACGAACATACAAACCAATTACAACCCGTCCTCTATGTCGTTCCACAGCGATGGTGAACCAGTAGAAATAGACCTATCACTTTCCTTTACCGAACAAACAACACTCCATAAATCTGATATTGTGAAAGGTTTCTAATGTCTTACTTTAAAAATTTTCCAAACACATTATACACGTTCTCTTCTGGTGATTCAATCACAACGAATCTAACGGCGTATGCAGAGATATTAGACCAAGTGCGAATATCGTCGACATTCTATCAAGACTATCACATCATGAACGGTGAACGTCCGGACCACGTTGCATTCAAATTTTACAACGACCCTCAACTACACTGGGTGTTTTTTCTAATGAACCCTGTGTTACGAGAGAATGGTTGGCCGATGTNNNTGGGTAAAGTCAAGAAGGACCATCCGAATCACACGATTACTATCCAAGCGGACATCACATCTATCCTACATGTGGGTCAGGTCATCCAAGGGTACTCTAGTGAGTCTATAGGTACGATCGTACACAGAAACCTAGACCTTGGTCAAATCACTGTTAGGACGGATGGTCCATTTCAACAGGATGAGTTGATAAAGGATGTTGATACAGGTGAGGTCTATACCTTCACGGTTGCCGCTGCGTCGTCCGAACACCTTGCAGCGCATCACTATGAATTGAATGGTGAGTGGTTCGATATCAACCCGTACGAACCCCTACCACCTACAGTAGTCAAGGTGACTAATTTAGACTACTACGTTTCAGAGAATAACAATATGAAACAGATTCGAATTATTAAACCAAGTTCTATCAACACTGTTGTTAGTGCATTCAAACAAGCGTTGAACTCATAATGTATGCAACTGAATCTGTCGAGTCGGTGGAGTTCAAATCGGTCTTACTTGAGACTGATAAACTCCCGTTGGGGTCCAATGTAGTAGACCTTGTCTCTAACGTATCGAACATCGACATATATGAACATATGGACAAACCGTACCTAACGGCTGCGATTGCCTATTCTGACACTCAAGATATTGTGTCGAGTATGGATATTGGCGGGGGTGAACGTGTGGAGATAACTCTACAGAGCACACGTGAAGATTCACTACCTATTACCAAAAAGTTTTATCTCGATAAGATTGTTGCCGGTAACAAGGTACAGGGTAACATGGAGTACTTCATCTTCCACCTAATCGAAGACATCGGATTCGTATCGAACCTACACAACGTAAACATGTCGTACAGCGGAACACCCACACAGATAATCGAAAAGGTTGCGAAAGAGTACCTAGGAAAGAAACTTGAATCATCGAATAGTTCGGACCAGAACATGAAGGTGATTGTACCCAACCTGAATCCAATAGAGACGATGTCTTGGATAAAGAACAGAGCGTGTACCTCTTCGGGGTATCCGTTCTACCTTCTATCTACCCTAACCAATGATGAACTGACCTTTGCGGACCTAAAGACACTTATATCTGCGCCATCTATGAATCCAGACATACCTTTCTCATTCAGCGAATCGACGATGGTGGAAGGGTCACCTATCAGTACACCGCATCGAAGGGTCATAAAGAAATACAGTTTCAAGGACACCGAAGACCTATACTCTCTTATACAGAAGGGGTTGGTCGGTTCAGAGTACATGTACCTAGACCCTACCCAAAACATAGACAACAAGTTCACATTCGACATACAGGAAAGTGTGATATCCCTATTAAAGAAAGACGAACTAGTAGAGGATGCGCCTTTTTATAGTGATGATTACAAGGCGAACGGTAAGGAACTACATAAGTATCCTTCTCGACGTATAACTCAGGTAGGTTCTACTAAAGCGTACGATGGGAAAGATTCGTACCAACAAAGTAGTGAGGTGTCCAAGTACAAGTTGAATGTAATCAATCGCGCTGTCGACCAGTTGATGAAAAAGAACCCTATGACCATGTTAGTGAATGGTATCGATTTCTTTGATGGTTCCGCACACTTGACTATAGGTAGAAAGGTGGATGTCAGGTTCCTACGTAACATAGCTCCGGAAGACACCGATTATTTCTTCGACAACAAGAAGTCCGGAGACTTCCTTATCTTCTCCGCCAAGCATTCGTTCGATAGAGAGACATACATGGTCTCGTTATCTTGTTTGAAATTATCTAATGGTGATGTGACATGATACCTAAAAACTTTATTGACTTTTATGGCGACCAAACACGTTGGTTCCTAGGTGAAGTTGTTAACGTGAAAGACGACCCTTTGAAGTTAGGTCGGGTGAAGGTTAAGATACACGGTGTGTACGACGACATTCAAGAACCAGACTTGCCATGGGCGCAGATTATTGTACCCGTCACAACTGCTGTGAGTTCTTATAAAAAGAAAACAGAAAAGACAATCTTAGGTCCGGTACTGGACTTCGGAAAGAAAAAAGAAGAAGAGACAAATGAACCACTAGGTCAATACCTTGGTATGTTAGTGGGTACTNNACTCAGGTTTTTGGTATCTTCTTGGATGGACCGAACTCTCAGTTACCTATGGTTATTGGTTCGATTCCAAAAGAAGGAGATGCGAATCCTAAAGCAGAAGAGAACTATCCACACAACAAGGTGTACCAGACAGAGACCGGACACTATAAAGAGTGGGACGACACTGAGGGCAAAGAACGTATCCGTGAACAACACATGTCAGGTACGTACTATGAGATGATGCCAGACGGTTCACGTGAGACTGTCGTTGAAGAAAATGAAAAGTTAAGAGTCAAAGGTGATGTTACTATCGTCGGGGAGAAAGATGCTAATATCGAAATCAGTGGAAACTGTAGTATAATAGTGACAGGGGATGCTTCGATAAGTGCAAAGAATGTCCGCGTTACAGGTACAGATACCGTTACCGTACGTGCGGGAGACAAGGTAGTACTGGGATGACATCCATTGCACTTCCATGTCCGTCTTCAGGTCTACCGACCAAGGCAGACCTCACCAATATGTTTAACCAAATCACTGCGATACCTAGTGACATACAGGCGCAGATAGATGAACTGAAACAGACTACTCAGAAGGATGCAAAAGAAACTCTCGACCGAATTCAGAATCTAGAGAATGAGATGAAGGAGAAGGCGGGAGAAGAACGTGCTGCACTGGAGGCTGAAATAGAGTCTCTGAAGAATATGGAAGACCCCCTTGGTATTGTATCAGAGATAGAAGATACTATTAAAGAGGTCGAAGATACTATAGAACAGTTCTCCGATTTGTTTACGCCATGGTGGGAGAAGGGTAAGGTACGACAGTTAGAGAAAGAGGCAGAGGATGCCTTCACCGAACTGGTACAAGAATTTCATATCTACATTCCTGTCAAGATGATGGAGATGATTAGTAAGATTGTTCCGGTTGAGTTCACGGTTCCTATACTAGGACTCTCTAT